GGAGTGGACGGCATAGCCAGACCACACGGGTATAAACAAATATCCCATTCCTGACGTGATGGAGCCATTACAATAGCTCCTTCCTCTTTTAACAACGGTACAATCTCTTTACCGAGCCTACCATAAGCACCACTGATAAGAACGTGTTGTCCTTCTAATCTCATATAATACGTGCCTCCACTAAATCTTTAGTGTTGTACATATCGTCTATCCAATCAGGAAATAGTTTGGGTTTCCAATCAGATAACAAAACTCCTCGGAGTTTGTTACAATTTAAAGAGTAGCGTCTATCATGACCTAGACGGTCATCTACGTAATCATACTTAACAGGTTTACCCATTGCGTTAGAAATCATTCTAAGTATGTGGTTATTAGGACAGGTATACCCACTACCAATATTATACACTTGGTCATGGGCGGCGGTCATCATCAGATTGTAGATAATCTCTACATTATCGTCTACGTGTATCCACTCCCTAACTTGTTCCCCGTCTCCATAGACAGGAACATCCGTTCCATCTCCGATGCACTTAGCGATTTTTGGGAGGAACTTTTCGGGGTCTTGTCCGGGTCCGAAGTTGTTACAGCTTCTCGTGATAAGGTAATCGATTCCGTAAGTTCTAGCCGCCGACTGTACCAATAGGTCCGCCGATGCCTTTGAAGCTGAGTAGTACGAAGATGGTTTGAGCGGGAATGATTCTGTCGCATGGCTAGGGTTTCTATAGTCCTCCATATCTCCATAGACTTCGTCGGTAGAGATTTGTACGAACTTCCTTAGATAGAGTGCATCCTTGAATAATTCCAATAAATTAAACACTCCCATAACATTACTCTTTATAAACGGGCTTCCATCGACAATAGAGTTATCAACGTGAGACTCAGCCGCGAAGTTAACAACATACTCAGCTTCGAATATCTCCTTATATTCACAGATGTTATCACAAATATCCATTTTTACAAAACGATACCGTGTCTCATCTAAACGGATTGATTCCTCGATACGGTCATGATTACCCGCATAAGTTTCTTTATCCACATTAATGATACGATGTGGGGTTTTATCATAAACATACTTTATGAAACGAGAACCGATGAACCCTAGTCCACCAGTTACGACAATTGTGTTAGGTTTTATCTTCATAGAACTTTTGTGTGGCACGAGCTAAAGAATCAAAGGTACCGCAATCAATCCAAGTCCCGTGCATCTTGTGTGCGGTCAATTGGTCGTCCTTCAAATACGACCGATTTAAATCAGTTACCTCAAGCTCTCCACGAGCCGAGGGTTGTAAGTTTCTGATGCGGTCAAACACCGTATTGTCATACATATACAAGCCGATGACTGCATCATTGGAAGGAGGACTTACAGGCTTTTCTATAATATCAGATATTCCTCCTCCGACAGGTTCGTACTCAACTACTCCGAATCTTTGGGGGTCGTGAACCTCTTTAGTAACAATTTGACAGCCTCCTGAATTGCCGTGAAACTTAACAATATTAGAAATATCGTCAGCAATGATGTTATCCCCAAGAACAACAACACAACTATCACGCCCGACAAAAGGTTCTGCCATAGCAAGTGCATCTGCAATCCCTCCTTCTCCTTCTTGATACGCATAACTTAATTTATCTAGACCTAAGTCTTCTCCATTTTTTAAAACTCGAATGAAATCCCCGGCATGGGGACCCCCTGTTACAATCATCACATCTTTGATACCGGCATTTACTAATGTTTGTAACGGATAGTACACCATTGGTCTATCATATACAGGTAACAAGTGTTTGTTAGTTGCGTGTGTAAGTGGGTGTAAACGGGTTCCTAATCCTCCCGCTAAAATAATACCTTTCATAGTAAACTATTATAGTATAAATAAAAAAATAGCGCAAGAAAAATCTCACGCTATAAGGTAAAAAATAAACTGTTCTAGCTAATGTTAGCCTTGCGGTACATACGGAAGGAAGTTTTGGCAGGCTTGCCTACTCGCTTCATTAGAACGCGTTCTTTTGTGGTCAAAGACCATGGTTGGTTCTTCACGCGATTCCACTCATTCTGAATTCGGGTCACTTGTCCCTTCGTCATGTAATTCGTGTTGAAACCCCTCAAGGTATGCTGATTCTCAGCGGTTACCAATACAGATGGGTTGCGGTCAGTTCCAGTTTTGTAATTAAATTCTTTGTTGTGCATAGTGCGATTAATCTCCCGGGCTATTGCCCATTTTGTTATACTATAATAGTGCGAGGGGAGGAAATTTGGACTAATTTTCCTTAATTTTTTCCTTCAACCACTCCATGTCCTGAGACATTTTAGCCACATCTACTCTAAGCTCTGTCATGTTGTCATTAAGAGTTTCTAACTGAGCCAAAGTTCTTTCCTCTAAAGTACTTACGCGCTTCTCTAGGTCGCTAACCTGTGCGTCTAGAGTGCCGTAGGATACTGCTACAGCTACAATGCAAGTAAGGATAGGAAGGAAGCTATTTAGCTTGTTGGATGGCTTGGACTCCGATGAACTCATTTTTCTTAAATAGGGGTTTGTATTTAGTAGCTGAATCATCACCTTTTAGCAATTCATCAGCAATTTTAATAGAAATATTGTTTTTAATAAACCGTTTAATATTCCTCGCCCCATATTCTTCAGAGAATGCTTGGTCAGTGACGAAATCAACCAGTTTTTTAGTTACTCGAATCGGAAGTTCCTTGAGTTGCAAGCGAACAATCTTTTCAGCATCAACCTTATTTAGTGCGTTAAAGTAAATAACACTATCCAATCGGTTCCTAAATTCGGGAGAAAACTTATCTTTGAACACTTTCTTGATATCATCTTTGCTATTTTCGTATGTCATCTTCTGGTCGCCAAATCCAACGGAAGTTTTACCGACATATTCCTTCAACCCAATGTTACTTGTAAACAAAATTAAAGAGTTAGTAAAATCTAATTCAGTCCCATGGGAATCAGTTATTGTACCTTCATCCATAAGATTTAGTAACAAATCAAACAATTTAGAGTGAGCCTTTTCTATCTCATCAAAAACTATTACCCATTCATTGGACTTGTCTGCGCGTTCGGACAGAATGCCTTTCTCGTTGTGTCCGATGTAACCGGGAGGACTACCAATTAGTTTAGCATATTCATGAGAGTTGGAATACTCACCGCAGTTTATCTTTAACAACTTCTTGCGAGAGCCTAGAACTTTTTTAGCCAGAATCTTTGCCAACTCTGTTTTGCCTACACCTGTAGGACCAATAAAAAATAAATTAGAATTATCGCACAGACCTGATTTCATCAACCTAAGTTGTTTCATAATCTCTGTAATAGGTTGGTCTTGCCCTACAATCTCTTTCTTTATCTGTGTCTCTATACCTGAGAAGTCTGAGAAAGTAAGGGTTTTACGAGGTTTTGAGGGGCGATTGCTGACCGAACCTTTTTCATCAATGTAACTGTTGATGGTTTTGTTGAGCATTTCCAAAGAAAAACCTTGATAAATTTCTGTAACGCACTCAAACAGAGCTTCGGGAGCACCATCTTCAGTGCATTCTTTCATTACTGCGTCATACCCTATTACCAAATTACGCAAAATAAACTTCACGTACTCTGTAATAGAATACTTGGGAGTAGTAACTGCATCTAGCATATCCAGAACGAGACGTTCTAATTCCTCCTCCCCTAATTTTTTAATGGGAATAAACCTATCCAACGTATGTGAATAGACGATAAATTTATTTTTAAATTCTTTTCGCATCATTTGCTCAGGTCCTCGAATGACATAGGGTCTATAGCCTTCTTGGTTTTCATTTCTGCTTGAGTCATTTTAAGCATCAAATCCAATATTTTGACCACCTTATCATTCGCGCCTTGCGCTAAGTCTAAAGCCTTCGACATCTCTTGCTTGGCTTTATCGTCTAGAGGATTATCCGCAACCATCTCTTTGAAATAGTTAAACGCTTCTAAAGCTAATTTCCTATCCTCAACACTATCTCGGACAACATCCTTAGCCATCTTCTGAACTCTTTGTTCAGAGAAATAGCTGGTTTTGGGAGTGTAAATTTTAGGCATTAATCTAATGGGGTTTTGCGCTTCTCTAAATTTTTATACTTTTTAGTCGCGTACCCAGCTTTTGCCTTACCTTTAGAGGTGGCGGGCATTTTAGCCGGACCATGCTTAACATTAGTTCGTTTAGAATAAGCTTTAATAACATTGATATCGGTACCTCCGGGGAATCCTTTAACAACTTTGTTTTTTGATTTTTCCCCCCAAGTACCACGGGTAATAACATAAATCCGGTCTGAAGCGGGAGTGGTGAAATAATGACCATACCCATGCTTCGCTAAAGCGTCGCCGATTGAAGAGTGTACGGGTACACGGGCTTTTTTACCTGTGTCTAGCTGACCTCTCTTGGTCGGTTTAACTTCTTTATTGCCTGATTTTGCTTTTGCCATGAAATAATCCTCGCTAGTATCTAGGTAGAAAACTCTACGGGATTTGAAATTCTGTGCTCATCTTTGTAAGATGAAACCACAGGGTAAGAAGAATTTTTAGGTTTATTTTTCTTCTTAGGAATTAGATGGTCCACATCTCTTTTTAAGAGTACAACCTCACCATCTCGGTTAAACGTGCTTATGTGCCCGTCTGCGATATATTCTTTGATAGTATCCTTATTAACATGTAGAACAAACATTGCTTCTTCAACAGAGTAAACTTTTATATTAGCTCTCTGTGGTTTAGGCTTTTTGGGAGTGGGTGTAGGGAGGTTCTGTGGTTTTTTACGGTCTTTCTTCGTAAATATACTCTCCACAGTCGTGCATATAGCTCCTGTGGATACCCACATAGCGTAAGGAATCCATCCAAATACCATAAGATATCCTATCAACATTCCCATACTTTCAGCGATATCGTCGCCCATTATTTATTCTCCGGTAACCACCAATCTTTTCCGACGAAATCAAAAGCTCCTGCACGTTCCTCGTCAGGATTCTTAGGGTCATATTTTTTGGTTACAAGATATAATAGTCCGCATGGCTCATTTCCTACCGCAGTTAATCCGTGCCATTCTCCCGCCTGCACATGAATTACAGCCGGGTTGTGCTCTCCAATAAAGAATTTCTCCGCACCCCACTCATCAGACCAGATACCTACCTGTGCCATACCTGTCAATATGCAGAAGTAATCGTCCTGATGTTTATGTCGATGCCAAGCCTTAACGACCCCCGGATAAAGAATAGAATAGTTTATTTGATAATCTAAAGCTTTGTGGGGTTCTATATTTACACAATCATAAATATCATTTAAACTCCATCCTCTAGAGTCGGCAAACTTAGGTAATTGTATTATTCTACTCATTGTAATTCTCCTTTCTCTATCATAGTAGAAAGGGTCTTAGTTAGGTCAGCGGCTCGGGATTTATTTACCCCGTCAAGAGAATACCATCCTTTTGAGGGAGACGTTACTACACCATTCTTGTAGGCTGACATGGTTAACCCAAAGTCTCTGGACAAGCCCTCATTATACATAAGTTTGAACTCACAATCTTGATACGGCACCGTTACTTTGTTCTTTACACACTTGATAGTCCCTTTAATTCCTGTTGGGTTTTTCATATCATCGTAAAGAATGTCATTTTTTCCTGACGCAGTTTCTAAGGATACCGCGCAATAATAAAGAAGTGCTTTACCGCCCCCTGCTTTGGTTCGTGGGTCTCCAAACACCAAACCAACTTTACTACGAACCTGATTGATAATTATCAATGACGCTTTGTGCTTACGTAGTAAAGGGTTAATGCGACGCAAACATTGTCCTGCAACTTTTGCTCTCAAAGCTCCGGCAATCTCACTATTATTACCAAGGTCTCCTTCCATCTCTTTACGAGTTGGTGAGACGCCAATAGAATCGTATCCAATAACAATAGGAGTATCTTTATCTTTTTCCCTGATTGCAAGAATCGCTTTCTCGATAGTATCGAAACAATCTTCCATTGTTTCAGGCATTGTGTAAATCAGTTTCTCGGAATCAACTCCAAGAATCTGAGCGAACGACGGGGAATACGCGTGTTCATTATCTACCATAACAGTGTAGTAACCTTGCTCCTGTGCGCCTTTAAAAGCGTGTGTCAGAAACACAGTTTTAGCTGTCGAAGATTCGCCGTAAATCTCTGTAATACCTCCGATGGGAAACCCACCGTTGTAATCGCCAGAGATGATTTTGTTAAGGGCATACGAACCCGAGTCTACAAATCCAAAGACTTGTCCTTCTTCAGAAAGAAGGTTAGCTCCGTCGAGCCTTTTACAAATGTCATCTAAAATATTAGCCATGCCCTATTATAGGCACGGCTAATTAGTTTTGACTTATACTTCTGCTACTTTTTAGAGTCTTTCTTTTTAGCAGGTTTTTTCTTAGAAGTTTTGGCTGCTTCTTCTGCTAAGCGAGCCGCTTCCTCTTCTTGCTGCTTCTTGAGAAGTGCACGTCTGCGATGTAAGGGATGTACCATACCTTTATATAGTACCACTTGTTGAGCGTGGGGATTTTTTCTTCGGCGGTTTCTTATACGTCTTCTTAGGGAGAGTAGGTTCCGGAACAGGAATACCTACAGGGGTTAAAGGGGGTTTACTTAATATTCCCGCTAAATGTATTACCTCTCCCGGTGCTACGCGTAGCAACTCTCCAACGTCAATAAAAACGTCCGTATGCGTATCGTTACGAAATTTCCCCATTAATCCACTCCAAAGTTTTTTCCATACCTTGTCTCAGAGAGTATTTAGGCTTCCAACCAATCTCTTTTTCTATAAGAGCATTATCAGAACAACGTCCCATAACGCCTACAGGACCATCAACGTTCTGAATGGTGAGGTCTCTCCCACTAATCTCAATCGCCATTTGTGCAAGCCCGTTAATAGAAATCATTTCCTCCGAACCTATGTTTACGATAGCGTCCGAATCAGAATCCATGAACGTACGAATAGCGTCTACACAATCATCAATATACAAGAATGAACGGGTTTGAGTTCCAGGACCCCATACCTCCATAATTTCGGCTGATAGCAGGGCTTTACGGCACATGGCGGCGGGGGCTTTTTCTTTTCCCCCATCGAAAGAACCATGCGGTCCAAAAATATTATGGAAACGAGCTACCTTTACTGGAATCTTATAGTTGCGTTGGTACGCTTTATAAAGCCTCTCAGAGAAAAGTTTCTCCCATCCGTACTCGGAATCGGGGTCGGCAGGGTAAGCAGAATCTTCTACACAGTTTGGGTTCTCAGGCTCTAGTTGATTACGTGCCGGATAAATACAGGCAGAAGAAGAATAAAAGACTTTAATAGTTTCTTCCATCTTTGCTAATTGGTTTAACAAACGTAAATTAATCAAACCAGAATTGGTCATTACATTAGCATCATTCTCCCCGGTAAAAATATAACCGGCTCCTCCCATATCTGCTGCGAGTTGATAAACTTCGTCCATTTTATCCACCACCTGAAAAATAGAGTCGCAGGTCAAATCATAATTCTCAAAAACCTCATAATCCATATGGGTAGGGATTTGCCACCATTCTTCTTTAGGTTTAATATCCACACCACGAACATGGTACCCCTCATCAAGGAGTCGTTTAACAAGATGACCTCCAATGAAGCCTCCTGCACCAAATACTACTGCTTTTTTATTCATTTATTTTACAAACCGGTATCGGTATCATCTTATGATAGTTCTGATTATGAAGATTTGAATATATATCTAACACTTTCTTTTGACGGGGAGTAAGACGTACGAGACCTTTGACCGCCTTGTCCTCACACCACTTCATCGCCCACTCTAACTCGTCGTACGTCGCTCCCAATTGGTCTTCATCGTTACGACTATCTCCCCACAGTCCGTCAGTGGGGGGAACATCCTGAATCTCTTGGGGGACACCAAGCTTCTTAGCCAGTTCGTAAACCTGGGATTTCATCAGGTCAGCGATAGGGGAGATATCTACACCTCCATCACCATACTTAGTAAAAAACCCGACGCCGAAATCTTCTACTTTATTTCCTGTTCCGGCTACAAGTAACTTGAGGTCACCCGCCACTGCATAAAGCGTGGTCATCCTCAAACGAGCTCTTGTATTAGCTAAACCCAGTTCGTTAGTACAAACCGACTCTTCGAAAGAGTCGTACACGTTAGTTAAATCTATACAATCTCCTATTACGTTAGAAAAATTATCTTCTAACCATTTTATTTGAAGCTCTGATAGACTGTGTAAAGCAGGGTCTTGATGTATGGGCATTGTCAGAACCCTAACTTTGAGTCCTGTCAATGCGCAAAGAGTAGAGGTAACAGCGGAATCAATTCCTCCCGATATCCCTACTACGAAACCGTCCATATTATTAGACTCGGCATACTCTTTAAGCCAATTAACTATTTTTTCTTTGTAAACCATGCGTTCCATCCATCGTTTTTTACTTGTACCATATAAGGCTCTAATAATTCACAAACCTTATCATGGTGAGAGGCATTATCATACTGTCCAGCCGTAGAGCTTTCTATTTGTAATAATTCTAGCCTAGACATGTATTTACCTAAACTAGCCACCACTTCATCTTCAAATCCTTGAGTATCTGATTTCATCCGAAATACTCCGTTATTTACACGCTCCCAAGGCACTTGGTCTAAGATAGTTTCCAAGGCAACTACGGGAACGTCTTTGGTTTCTAACACTTCGTACCCATCATTTTCAAACAACTCGCTGGGTTTATGAAAGCTTGAAGTTCCTTGGTCAGTTATATCCCCATCTGATTGCGCAATAATATTAAAAGCCATTGTTTCCTTTGTAGAGTTAGCTACCCCAGCCTCAATCAAATGAAACCTTTCACCTAATTCAAGGGCTCTAACTCTCTCGCAGGAATTGGGGTTAGGTTCAATACCTATAACAAAACTTGTGGGGTTATGTGTTAAAAACTCAGCGGACGTGGGGGCATTATGAGAGAGTCCCACGTCAATAAACAAATCAAACTCCCCCGCAGGAAAATTAATCTCGTATTTCATAAGTGAACAACTCTCCATAAAGTTCTTTTACTTGGTCTACAACCTCTTGACGTTCTTTGATAGTTACCTGAGCCCCACCTCGTGCCACTCTAACTGCGTACGCAAGTTGTTGTGATTCCTCAATCATAGTGGACTGAGGTTTATATGTAACACAATCAAATACATAAGTTTTGTCTGAAGCTCTACTAACCATATAATCTAAATGTTTGTCGTTACACGCGTCAGTCGCATCGCTTATATCTATCGGACAGTTCTTTTCTTTAGCGTAGATACCTAACGCTCTATTATCTCTAGGGAAACATGGTCCCCCATAACCAAAACCATACATAGTACATTTAGACCCGACACGCGTGTCAGCCCCAATAGCGTCTAAAATCTTTTGGGGTTCTGCTCCAACTTCCGTAGCTAAATCCCCTATCATGTTAGTGAACGCTATTTTGGTAGTAATAAAACAGTTAAGAGATATCTTACAAATCTCTGCGCTTAAGGGGCTCATAATAGCGTAGTGAGGATTTCCTCCTGCGAGGTGGTGATGAATTTGTTTAATCTCATCAGCGCAATCTTCGTCAGGAGCCCCGATTAAAACCATATCGGGCTGTAGTTGGTCGCGGATGATTGTTCCTTGAGCTATAAACTCAGGGTTATAAGAAACTTTATAATTATAAGACTCTAAATCTTTTTGTAGCTCTTGACAGAACCCAGGCATAACCGTGCATCCAATAATCAAATGCTTAGTGTCAGCTTGTCTGCCATAACCTTTCAACTCTTCCACGACGTTAAGAACTTGTGAATGGTCATACTTACCATTATCTAACGAAGGCGTAGCTACTAAAACAAAAATAGTGTTGGAATACTCTAGCCCTTCTAATAAATTGGTAGTAGCGCTGAAATTGGTATCCTCCTGAAGAAGTTCGGTTACGTGCTCTTCGGAAGATACAAAAGTTTTGTTGTTTAAAGAGTTAACATATTCTTCAGATACGTCTACTCCCTTTACCTTGTACCCTGACCGCGCTAAATTAAGAGCCCAGCATAGCCCTAGCTTACCTACTCCTAAAACAGTTACTTTGGATTTAAAAGTTTCCTTCATCATCCACTATTATAGTATCAGGATACCAAGAATGGAAAAAATTATTTTTAGCAAAAACCTTTTTATTTTGTCCGTATAAGTGCGCACACCAACTCAATGAACTATTTGATGTCAGTAGTAAATCCGCAACTGTAAGATGGTAAAGAGTTCTTACTATATCATCATTCAAATGCAGAGTAGCATTATACTTTTCGGTTAATAATGAAAACTCTTCTTCTTCCCCTTGGGAAAAAATATGAACCTCAGAATTATCCGTTATAACCTTCTCTAACAAAGAATCAAAATACTTTTCTTTGGGGGAACCTTTACTATAATATTCTCGGTTTGGGTTATGGCAATTATCTTGAGAGTTCAATGCTCTGATGTGAAGAGCGATACTCTCCTTACCTTCGGTAAAGTACATCTTGTCATCGTAAGTAACATACTTAAAAAATTCTTTTATGTGAGGTTGCTTGTCGGCATTGTTTATCTCTCCCCACATCTTCAATAAAAACCCTTCATCGACCGTACCTTGTTCTTTGTTAGATTCTAGGGGCGATACTCCTACAAACTTATTAATACGCTCACAAAACTCCTCTTGAGTTTGGTCAGTGTACTGATAATGTGATAGATTACAAAACCCGGGAAACGCAAAATCATAATTATTTAATTTGCAAAACGCATATAGGTGTTGTTGTATTTGTAACAAAGAACCTAGTCCTGCTGAGTTTTGCCCGTCATATGTAGATGTTACTTGCATAATACTTCAAAATCTGTATGGTATAACCCTTCTCTTTTTTCGTGAGTATCGGTAGAGGTAGGGTCATAAATAGCGGGAGCTATAACTCGCTTTCCTTTTTCTACATTTAAATAGCCCGCGAACAATCCAAAACTACTGGCTTGTCCTAAAATAGAATGGTCGCAGGAAAGGATGCGAGAAAAATCTTCCATCGTGTTACCGTTGGAATAGTGCGCGTCTATACCTAAATTATCCCTGCACCATTGAACGTCCTCTGAGTTATCATCTCCTTCCCGAGACCCACCTGTGAAGACTAAAAACTGACAGTCTTCGAATTGTTTTACTGCCTCCTTTAAATATTTAAAGTAGTAGCCGTCGCTATCATACATACCCATCATCTCAGGGTTAGTACCGTCCGTATTATCTCCTCTTCGTACATGCACACTGACGGTGGTTTTATTACCGAACTGTTTCATATAACTATTTGCATCGTCTAAAAAAGAGACATGGGGGGTAAGCTCTTTAAAAATTTGGTCTTTATAATCTTCGAAGTATTTTAAACTTTGAAAAAACCCTGAGATAGCTGTACCGTCAGGCTGTTCAAAAAAAGAAGCGTCTACTTTAGTATGGTCGGGCTCTCTATAAACATTAGTTATAGACCCCATATCATCTTCGGTAATCATCGTAGCCGATAGATTAAAATTATAAAGTTGGCAGTTTTGTCCATGCCATGCCATTCGTAAGAGGTCGGGTATTTTAGCCTCATATCCGTGCTTAAGGCTTAATCCTCTTAGCGCGGCATATTGGAACAACTGATTGCCCAAGCGACCATCGAACCCTAATCGAGGATAACAAATCATAACGACTCACACCCTTTAAAAACTGGTAGTTTACTTAAATCCCGGTACCCATTATTTTCTCCAAGGTCAGGCATATTCTCCGGGTAATTTTGCATTAAAGCGAGACCGTGAGATGCTTGTTGTGGAGTCATATACATATTCCATCCAAGCATTTCAATTTCATCCTCGTGGTAATTTTTCTCACTGCGCCCTTCATAGCGAGCTTTCTTAAGCCATTCCACCATGACAGGATTGTCGGTCAAAATCATACCCCCTTTACCTATGGATAGCGTCTTCTTAATATGAAACGATAAGCACATAGAACTTCCCGGTTTGTACATATTAGAGGTTAAACGTTTAGCAGAATCCCAGATAGGATAAGGTTTGAGTTGGTATGCACCACTCCAATCACGGTCATCAAAAAGCACACGTCCGCCTGCGTGTATGACTGACATGGGAACGGATAGGTAAGTATGTTTAGGTACTTGAACTTGGTCCACCTCCCAATACTTACAACACAAAAATAACGCGTTAGTGCAACTATCAACAGCTACAGCGAAAGGCGCTCCTGTGTATTGAGCGATTTCTTCTTCGAACATCTTAACGATGTTGTACGGATTATGTTTTATCTGTTTCATATTAAATCGTATGGAACTTGGCAAGCCTCAAAGATACGACGACTTGCCATATTCTCCTCCTTGATGCGTCCACGACAATCAGGAAAAATAGAACGAATTTCACTCAACATGAACTTTCCTATCCCATTACCGTGAAAGCTAGAATCTGTGCACACACGTATATCATTATCAATAACGCCTATGTATCCAACAGGTTCCCCATATAATAGACATATGTAATAGCAATCAGAATATTTTTTCATATATTCTTTTTGTTGTTGAGGAGTTATGTTAGCCTCTTCTAAAAACCCATTTGTGTTTTTAGGGTCTGTCCTCAACTCTCGTACAAACTCATAATACTGCGAGGTAATAGGAATTAACTCCATGTATCTATTTGAGTTCCATATTTATTATGCATACCTAACACCCAATGCTGAAGGTAAGCGCGGGAATACCTCCACCCTTCTAATCCCATCCAAGGATTTAAAGAACTTCCTATATCAATGTAGGTATTTTGAGGGTGTTCGAAGAAACAATCTTTAATAATAAAATTAGAGAGAGTGGACGCCGCTACTAAAAAGACGGTATCGCTGATATTCTCTTGAGCTACCCATTTATTTATTTTAGTAGAAATATCGAAGTCGTTAACAATACAGTTCGACCCTATAGAAAATGTTTTTATAATATTATTAAAACTTAGTTGGTCGAGGTTAGCATTTTCATTAACAACAAACACAACTTTTTTATCTCTCAACATAGGAACAATCTCGTTTATAAACCTAGGATAATTTCCATTAATAAAAAGATTGGCGAAGGTTTGGTGAGTTTCGTCTCCTTCACAAATGTTTTGTTGGTATAACAAAATATTATCGTCCTTACACACATCATTATCTTCGTTCGTAGCCAATGCTTTAAAATAATTTGGGCGAGAGGCTTTTAAACACTCATGTAATTTCTCTATTACATGTGGATGTTCGTCAGGGTCAACATTCTTCCCTTCTTCACTTGGGTAACGACCACTTCCTACATCATCTCCACAAATGAATCCTGTGTCATGAAGAACTACCTTCATACTTTTTAGTAAGTTTATCTCCCCATCAGAAAAACGGGAATAAGCAAACGGCTCTCCTTTTTCAAGAAGCTGTTTAAATTTATCGAATTCAGCGTCGTAGTATTTCATCAGCAATTTTTTTCGCGGAATCTCCACTTCCAAAAGGGCATTCCTCTGTTATTATAGTCTCTATATGAGAAGAAAATTTATTAATAAGATTGTTAGGGTTTAAGCACATTACACTAGACGCGCAGGCTCGTTCAGTAACTTCTCTACACACAAAACATATCTTCTTAAAAAAACTACATTCTTCTTGAATCCCTCCACTATCGGTGATAACAGCTTTGCAATTCGCAATTCGATGTTTCATTTCATCAAAAGGAATTGGGTCACACACTTTAACATTCGAGAAACAACCTTTATGTTTCTGAACGTTGGGGTTAGGGTGCATGGGGAATATAAATTTGTATTGAGTAAACTCTGTTGCGAGCTTCTCTATCGCCTCACACCACTCTCTCATCTGGTCGTGGTTTTCCCTACGGTGAAGCGTAACCAAAATTTCGTCTGACGTGCTTGTAGGTATACCCACAAGATTGTCGATACATGTATTACCTGTAACTACAATCTTATCTTTCCACCAACCTTCTTTGTGTAAGTTTGCTGCATCTCCTATGCGCGGACAGTAATGTTCATCCGCCAAAGAACTTATAATCCGTCTATTTATTTCTTCAGGAAAAGGATTTCTCGCATCATGTGTTCTTAATCCAGCCTCTAAATGAATAACTTTTATTCCTTTGTTAAAAGCAGTTAACGCAACAGCCATACCTGCTGTAGTATCGCCCTGCACCACGACGGAAGATATATCTTCAGGTAGGGGGGTTTCTAGAACAGAGACTATAATATCATTTAACCTGTTCTCAGTAAACCCCTTGATATTAATTTTATAATCATAATCACATCCTTCAATTAAAGAATCATGCTGTCCCACTTGTATTAATTTAAAAGGGTGTGCGCGGTGGTCTAACTCATCAATAAGAGGGAGGAGTTTTATATATTCGGGACGGGTTCCATAAAAAATTCCTATCATAGCTCTATAGGGTTAATTGTTTCCCATCCTCCACATAAAGCTTCATGAATCAATTCATCCCGTTGTGCGTAAAACATAGGGATAGGTATAAACCGTCCCATAGAAGATGCTTTACTATCACCTCCATACTTATTAGCTTTTAAGGAGCTATGTAACCGAGGATTGTCCTTAGGGTGGGGAGGGCAGTAACAGTTTAAACCTCCGTACTTCTGAGCAAGGTACGCTAACTGTATATCTTCTCCGTTCTCTAAACTCATGGGTTTTTCCGACCACATGTACTTAAGATTTTGGGTTTCTAAAAACCAAGCGTGTCCCAACAAATCTACCCTTTCAATATCCTCGTTGTTACTCGGCCAACCTTCACGACGATGTTGGTGATAATGTTTTCCCTCCATAATACAACCTACTCCTCCGTATAAGCCCGGAGTTTTTTGTATTGAACTAACACAATTCTCCAACCACATATCGCCGGGAATAGTATCGTCATCAAACAAAGCAACATACTTCGTCGGAGCCATCAAACCCACAGCAAAGCGAGCATGAAACTTACAGTTTACGCTAGACCTAAAAACTCTATCAAATCCAAACCTATTCACTTTAAATTTTTTATTCTCGTCTGCATGATTAATCCATAACCATATTTGAGACGGCTGAACAGTCTGAGCTCTGATTGCCTCAAGCTGTTCTTCTAAATAGTTCGGTCTTTTAAAAAGATTTAGAATTACAGTAATATCATTTTCCAAAGAGAATATCCTCCCAAGCGTTTAATACCTGAGTGTTTGTCCAAATCTCTGCTCCCGACTCGGCGGATTCTAGCCCGTCATAAGGAGTATTAGTTTTTTCACACTCAGCTTTAATAAAGTTAAAAGTTTCGCTCGCAGAAGAATGGTATACTTTAGAAAGAGAGTCGTACATTGCTTGTTTATTGTCAACGTGCCCCATCATATTAACGCCGTGTTTTTCTACAAGTGGTTTTACCTTTTCATTATAGTAAGCTTCGTCAGTCACCTGACCAAAAAGATTAATGGTTTCGAACCCATCTTCTACAGCCCTTTCTATGGAAAGGTGAGTTTGTTTATTGGAGTCGATACTTCCTATTATGCCCGCAACTCCTATCATAAATTCTCTTTTAGGGTGAAGGTCGGACACAACATTAGGAATAACCTTTCCACCTACTCCCTGCCAAAACATTTGAGTATTAGAAACATAGACAACCTCGTCCCAGAACTTAGGAGTATCTTTTATAGGAAAAACGTTCTTCTCATGGCACGATAAAATAACGCGGTTCGATGCTTCAGGGCGAGAAGGGAATTTTAAATAATGTACAATAATGTTTTCATCTTTTTCGTTCACCGGACATTCATCTAAATAACCCGATTTACATTGGCGCGTATGCCATTCATGAGGACCATAAAATGTACAATCATACCCTCGTTCATTAAATAAATTACAAAGGTTTATAAAGGCAACGGTAGAGCCTCCCGGCGCAGACCAACCACTAAGAATTTTTATTTTTTTTGACATAATCTAATATAATAGTATCTTCAACTTCATTATCTTGTTGAAACACATCGTCTAGTTTCCTACCTATTCCAGTAGTATAGCGAAATTGAGGATGCCTCGACGGAACATCTGCGCGTCCTCTTGTAAGTTTGCGTTGGTATTCTTCTTTAGACTTCACCCAATAATGATTTATACGTAATGTATCTGCAGTAGCGGGTTCATTAAAAGGTCCTCCACAAGGTTGTTTGTTTTCATTAACGGCAGTTCCTTGAGTATAAATAAAGGAGTGAGGGTTAAAGGCTGAACACAAAGTAAGCTCGGGTTGGCAAATAGATTTAATATGTTTGTCTACCTCTTGTCGTCGTTTAATGTAATTGTGCAGAACACCTCCCGCCGGTCTAGTTTCATTTCCATTCGAGCCGAAAAACACTTCGTTAACCGCTATACCTGGAAACTGTTCATAATCTTTTAACTGTTCTTTCAAATCGCCTTTGGGTGAAAACAAAAATTCATCCAAATCAATAAACGCCATCCATTTAGATTGGTCACGAAAAGCAGTTAAAGCGTTAAAATAACACGCCATTTGGCACATATCCATGGTGTTGTACGAGTAGCTTACATTAGCATAGCTATCACATATAGACTTGGTACCATCAGTACTACCATTATCATAAAGATAAAAATGGTCTACCCCAACACCTTTATGAAAATCTAACCACTCCCTCAGATTAGGAGCTTCATCTTTCATAACTGCAACTACGCTTAAATAATTCACGCAGATGCCCCCATCTGTGCTTGCGCTTTCACGTTCATGAGGTCTCTATACAAATCCAAACGACCTCCCACGACCTTGTTGATGTCATACAAATCATCACATAACAGTTTCAAATTCCTGCCCATCTCTGCGACATGCTGAGGGTCTTTAATACATTTAGTTAGAACTCTCATCCATTCCTTCTTTGGGTTGGACGGGTCAATAAGATATCCAGTCTCACCATTAACGATTAACTCATCATAACAGCCAACGTTGGTAGCAACAAGAGGAACCCCGTAACGAGCCCCTTCGATAGCTTTAATCTCTGATTTTGAATCATTGAAGTTATTACTGTCAAGTATAGCCAAGTTTACATCAATTTGAGTATACATCTGACCGTAGGTGTTAGGAGGCATCGCCGGATATATGTGGTAGTTTCTATGCCCTTTAAAACCCCGGGATAAAATACGTTCGTATCCTTTCCATACATCGGATTGCCAATCTTCCTGACCGGGAGCTTGGATGGGTCGTCCGTAAAACCCCCAATGTACTCTCTCTTTTCCAACTTTCTGATTCACCAAGAATGGGATGCCAGCAAAATGTTTAACATCAACATCATGATGAATACCGCCTACCCATCCCATACGGGTCAACTTCTTAGGTTTATTAACGCGAGGAAGATTCCAGCATGGTAAGTTATAGTCTATAGTATTTTTAATCACCACTAACGCACAGGTAACGAAGGGAGCAATCCTTTCAGCAAACTTGCGCTGTGTAACTGATACTAAATCCACGTTAGAATAGATGTACTCGGTTACTTTATTGAGTTTTTGCTCATGATACACGTCAGATAATCTATGACCTTCGTATAAATCCGTCAATAAATCATCTGTATCAAAGTGAGTAAACTTACCTAGTTCATGAGCTTTGCGTAAAATCTCTACAGTGTAAGGACCTCCAAAATTATGAATGTTCTGAGTAAACACAACATCCGCCCACTTCATGTTTTCAAACTCAAAGTCGGGTGGGGTGTGTTGACCGGGCTTACCATCTTGAGGGGGAATCCACCCTAAAGGGTTATCGTCAAATCTAACCTCTACCTCGTCACCATAATGTTCCTGTAGTTTCTCCATAGGAAGGAGGATGCGGTAGTACGCGCATCCTCCATGGTTACTTGGGCAAGCTAGAATCTTTAGCTTTTTCTTTTCACTCATTTAATCCACTTTCAAATCTTTTAGATGAGACATATAATCATCTTCATCCGTAGCCTGTGCCGCAGGTTGTTCAGCAGCGATAGCGTCAGGGTGAGTGCCTTTAGTAGCAGCTTCAAGCTCCATCATAAGACCTTTAAGCTCGTCGTAAGCGGCAATCTTAACCAACCCATGAATATCATGAAGTTCATCTATGTATGTTGCATTCTCAGCATCGCTCCCTGCAGGACTTTGCTTTGGTTTAGGTGCAGACTTATCATAGTTTGGCCACTGACCTTGAGTATCTTTAACAATCTTAAAGTCCCACCCTTCTTTCAAATCAGTGATATCACCAAAGTCTTCGTCAAAGAAGCAGTCAAGAACTTTACCAAAAAGCTTTTGTCCGACAGATAGAATCTTAACAGAATTATCGCGACGGTCTACCACATTCATGTAGTAACGTTTGCGAGCTTTGATTTGGCGAGCAAGGTCCGCCATTTCTTTTCCTTTAGGAGTATCTTTGCCGATAGCGTTAATCTCTTTCCACATGTTATAATAAGTATCACATACCGGACACTTCTCATCTTTTACTCGTGGACAATGATAGTTTTTATCATTAAGTCGATGAATCGCAGTTTCAGCATAAAATTCCTTCTCATCAGACTTTGATGGAAGTACGCGCACTACAGAAGTGCCCTCATCCATCATAAAGAATTTGCTTAGAAAATCGGAGCCTCCTCCGCCACCGGGATTATTAATCTCGGCATACTTTTTACGTAGTTGTTCGATGTTAACCATAGTTTTAAATTTGTTCAATTAGTTTAGCTTCCGCTCGTTTGTTCGCGGACAGTTGTATTATTATATCCTTTTGGTGGTCCAAACTGGACACAATATTCTTAGATAAATTATATTTATGAGCCTTAGCGGTAATTCCTTTTTGAAGGGTTTGTAGCTCAGGCTGAGTCTTTAGATAAGCGTCTAAAGCGCGGTCCGTCGTCTTCTGACCCTTTTGAAAAAGTTCTTCTCTACGAGCTTCCCGTAATTCTGCTTCACGGGTTTCTAACATTAGGTTAGCCCGGTCAACTTCCTTCTTAGCATACGCCATAACCCCTGCAAAAAATGCAAAGGTAGATGGGTGATTAGACATAGCTTCTTGAAAGTTGTGTTCAGAGATAGCTATGTATTTCTTAGTGATATCCATGTAGGAATCTTCTATGTTATCGTAAACGTCTTTTATGTTAATCATTTGGAGAAAAAATAAATTGAAAAAGTTCAGGGTTTAAACCTGCCATCTGCATAACCATGTTAGAGGTTACACTTACTAAGTATTCATTACTCATGCTTGGTATCTCATCATCATCATTGAGACCAAAAACTTCATACCCAATATGACATATTTCATGAAGCAGAGTACTTTTATAATCTTCAGGTCTTTGGTTAGGGTCAATCGAAAGAAGATATTTAGGAAACTCAACACAACCATAAAGATTATCTTTCTCTAATGATTGTTGTTTTATATCGAAAGTTTTGATGCCTGTATAAATAGTCATCGGATGAACATATTTTGGAAATTTTTTCATTGCTGTGATATTACCAATCGAGTGTAGTCAATACGGATTGGGACGATATATCTTGCTCGTCCATTACGTGATTTCATTACGAACATACGAGCTTTACCTTCGTCAAACTCTTGCTCTTTTTGATTAATAGAAAACGCTAAATCACACACCCTAATCTTGCCATAGGAATCAGCAAGTTCTGCATCTGTGATAACGTCTACTTCTTTACCTTTCCTGTTTGTTTGGGTAGCTGTCCAAACCAAACATTTATGCTCCACTGCAATCCCCCGCAACTCTTGTGCGATACGTTCTTGCGCCATATACTCGGACATCGTGTTGTCAATGTTCGTCATTAGTTCAAGGTAATCGATAATAATTACTTGAGGGCTAAAATCCTCATAATTACGTAGCTGATTTAAATAAGCACGTAAACCTGTAACAGTTAATCGTTTAGTGGGAAACTCTTTTATTTTAAACCTTCCCATATTCGGAGCCGCCTGTTGAATTTGCTCCAAACGGTCGGTTAAAATTTTCACTCCTTTCTTCAGTTCTGCTTGTTTTATTCGGGTAAAGATACTGTCCATGCGCTGAGCGACACGGTCTTCAGACATCTCTAATGAAATATATAAAACATCCTTACCGTCAAGCACAGACCGTCCAGCTTGGTTAGCCAAAAATAAAGACTTACCTACGCCCGGAGGAGCTACAACCATCGCAAGCTCTTTAGGAGCAAGTCCGCCTTCCAACTCCTGATTGATAGTCTCAAAAGGAGTGCGGAATTGAGTGTCTAGAGAAGTGTTGTTAAGGCGGTCATACCTGTCTTCAACGTTACCAAAATAATCTATACCTAAATCCACGTCACGGCTTACTGACAGAGCGTCACGAATCTGCTCTTCAATACGACCGAACTTCTTCTGCTTAAGCAAATCTATGGAATTGATAATAGCTTCTTTTAAGGATTCTTCTTTGGCAAACTCCTCTACCTTGTCTAAATAGAACTCTTCGTTCTCCAAAGACTTTTGGTCTACAGAATTAATCTCTTTAAGCTCTTCCTTAAAGTCCGAGAGTAATTCGTTATCCGACTTAAGCTCTCTAATCTGTTCTAGAATTTGTTCGTCGGAAGGTAATTTTTTATAACTACCGTAATAATTTTTAATAACACTCCAAAACTTTTGATGTTGAGGAAACTCAAAGTAAGTCTCCTTCACCATAGGCATTGCCTGTACTAAAAAATTATCGTCTGATTTGGCGAGATACACAATCCCGCGTTGAATAGATTCTTGAAATTCGTACGCCATTTATTTGTCCCCTGTTGAACCGAAGCCACCTTCTCCACGAAGAGTTTTGTTTAAAGGTGAGTTCCACTCATCAGAGTCCATAATATAAATTTTTGGACGCAAACTTTGGGCACAAACTACTTGCGCGATTCGCTCACCTTTGTTAATCTTTATGTTATAAGGGTTTAAGTTATGTAACATAACTTTAATTTCTCCCCTATAATCTTCATCAATGGTTCCAGGTGCATTAGGAATAATAAGTCCTTTCAGCCCCCATGAGCTACGCAATCTAATTTGTGCTTCGTATCCGGGCGTCAGAACAAAATGTAATCCTGTGCCTATCAACTGCACGGTGCCGGGTTCTAATATAACGTCTTCGTTTGAAGCTATATCAAAGCCTGCGGCTCCTAAAGTTTTGTATTCCGGGTCTGGGTTTTGGGACTTATTAAATATGTACACCTTATCCATCTTCTTGAATGTTTTATCCGTCATGTCTACGTCCTACGTGTTTCTTTTCAAATTCGTTATTAATTTTATCAGAGGCTTGGTCAGCCACTATCTTAGCGCGTTCATCAACGATGCGCTTTTTCTGTTCTGCGGTTGTTTCGTCAAGTTTTTGAGCTATTCCTCGTTTCTGAGCTTCATCCATATTCATGGTAAACTTTCCATAAGGGTTCGCCGCGTCTCCTCTTATCTGGTCTTCACCTGATAATGCTTTTTTCGCGCCATCAATTTGATATTCCATCCACTTATGTTCGGCTTCGGCTCTTTTTTTAGAGTAATGAGGGTTAGATATACTTCCTACATTTCCTGTAATTTTCATAGCAGGCACACCATCTAAACACCATTCTGCCCACTCTCCGCAGAAAGGACAGTCGATGCCAGATGGTACCAACGTGGGTCCGGGTTCGGGGTAACGACAATGAAATTTTTGCTTACCTCTCTCGCACTTCTTACACAGAAACCTAAAACGAGTTTCCTCGTTCTCGTTTTCGTCGCCCGGCCATTGCATTTTACCCATAACTTATTATAGCTTTTCCGCTACGAAACCTACGGGTTTTTCTTCATCTCCCCAATAATAAACCATACCGTTAATAGCTAGTTTATCTTCGTCCATGGCTCCTTCGAAATATGCAAATGGGATTTTGGCATCCCTAAAATTAACTCCGAAGTCCACAATACCGTTAGAAGTTACATCTCCATGAGACGCAAATATACGAATGCGATTCCATTCGACATCCCACACCCGACGAACCCTAACTTCAGAGAACATATCCAATACATCCCACTCGTCGTCCTGAAACTCTACAATGAGGACAGGGTGATTGTCATCGGGAATAATAGTCCACATGCCTATCAAATCCTCAGAGTCCCATGTTGGAGGAGGGGTATAACCCTTCCCTCCGGGACCACAGGCGCCTAATAGTAAAGCTAATGTTGTCAATAATTTCATAGTTCGCATACTCCGTCTACACAAGTATCTATACCTTCAACCTGTTCTTCCATTTTTCCTTCTTGAATCATTTTGTCAAGGTTAATCGTAGATATATCTACTGCCTCAAGAGGTTCATTCCCTCGTGACCCTGCGCGATAGAAGGTAAACCCTTTCATATCATTCGCGTAGGTTAACAAATCATCATAAAGATTAGATGGTGAAAACTCTGCGGGGAGGTTACAAGTTTTTGATACGGCTGAATCAATGTACGTTTGTACTACAGCTTGAACTTTGATATGCTCCTCAGGAGTGACGTCATAAGCACCCACGCAGTGCGAGACATCACGACCGCGCAAATAGAGTTGCTTAAACAGAGGGTCAACCACATACGTCTCGTTCCAGACACCGTCAGTACCAGTGCGCCAACGGCGCTTATAGACGGGAGCAAATATGGGTTCAAGACCAGTCGAGACGCCAAGTACCATACTGATAGTTCCAGTTGGAGCCACTGTGAGTAGAATGGCGTTTCGAAGACCATTCTTCTTAATGTCTGAGCGAATACGCGACGGTAGAGTTTTGAAAAACTTTTCTTCTTTAAGCCGGGTCCAATCGTAGGCGGGGAAACTTCCTTTCTCCCGGGCGAGATACATGGAGGCTTTATAAGCTTCATTTCTTATTGTAGCGAATAGCCGTTCCAAGAACTCCAAGCACTCTTCTGACCCGTACTTGTACCCTGCTTTGATGAGGAAGTAGTGGAGACCGGTGATGCCCAAGCCGACTCTTCGAGAACGGATTCCTGCTTCGTCGCATTCCGGGATGGGGAAGTGGTTCGCCGTGAGGATGTTATCCAAGAACCTAGTCCCCGTGCGAATCGTCCGAGCAAGCCTGCGCCAATCGACAGTGCCATCCATATCAACCATATTAGCAAGATTGACGTGACCAAGGCAACAGTTCCCGTAAGCAGGGAGGACTTCTTCCCCACAAGGATTAGTAGAAGGCATGTGTTCGAAATAAGAGACGTTAGTGTATTCGTTAGCAAAATCAATGTTGAAGATACCCGGTTCCCCTGATTCAATAGCATTGTCAACAATGCGTTCCCAGAGTTCACGAGCGCGGATTTCCTTCTTCTTAGCTCCTGTAAATGTATCCGCAAAGTGTTTGAGATGATGAAGCTGTGCTCTACCAACCGCGTCTTCTTCGTCTTTAGCCACGACATTAATAACCTCGTCGCCAGCTTCAGACGTGCGCTCGACTTCGTAAACAAAGTATTTGTTTTGTCTACCGCCGAAGGTAAAGTACCATTCTTCATCTTTTTCAACCGCCTCAACAAACCTCTTTGTGATTGCTACCGAGACGTTGAAATTAGTTAGTTCATTTCGGTCGAGTTTTACGTGTAAAAACTCTAAAAAATCTGGGTGTGTAATATCCAAAATAGACATTAACGCTGTCCGTCTATTCTTTCCTGCTCTGACATGGTTCCCAATCTCATTAATCATTCTCATAACCGAGATAGAACCGGGCGCAGAGTTCTTAATATTTTGAATATTATCT